AATCGTCTGCGGATGTATGAGGATCTACACTTCCAGCTTCTCCGGAATAGACATTTAATGTGCCGTTAGGGCTGATGGTGCCGATGCCGACGTTGCCAGCGGGTGTAATAGACATTCTTGTAGCAAGGCTTTCTCCATCATTCTCAGTTAAGAAGTCTAATCTAACTGGAATCTTGGATGCACTAGCTGCTCCATCTTGGATTCCTTTAATCCTTCCACCTATTCTCCAGGTATTTCCTGCATCTACGCCTTGAAAGTCAACTACTCCAAGTACATCCCCATCTATGGTTTCTGAAACTGTTCCTGCTGTTGCATTCTTAGATTTTCTTAAATTTAATCTAGCCATTTGTGTTAAGCTAGTGCTATAAGTATCAAAATAACTATGGGTATTATCTGCTGCCACTTCTATATTCAATGGACCATCTGGGCTGGTTGTGCCGATGCCGACTTTGCCATCACCACCAATTGAGAATAACGAGTTTGCTCCATCGTGGTCTTCTACCGCAAAAGCCTTGTCAGCAGATGTTGAACCACCCCTCACTCTAAACCCGTAGTTTCGCCCATCAGTTGCCTCTGTGTTTTGTATTTGTGCTATCCAATTATTGTCTGCTTGCCCTGCCACCTCAAGTAGGTAGGATGGCGATGTCCCAATCCCCACGTTCCCTGTTGTTGTGACAGTTGTGAAACTACCTGCTGCTTTTGATGATGCACCGATAGTTGTGCCATCTATATTACCAGCGTTGATATCTGCTGATGTTATTGTTGTTGTGCCTGTTGATTTATCAACTGTAAATGTAGAACCACTAATCGCCAAACCTGCACCGCTGATAGTCTTGTTATCTACATAAGTTTCAACATAATTTCCTGTCATATCCCAATGGTTTTCCCCTGAAATTTGACTATCGACATAAGTTTTATTTGTTATAGAATCTCCTACACTTGGAGTTTCAGAAATATTTCCTTTTTGAGTGTTAATTTCTTTTGTTTCTATGGCTTTGGTTTTTTGGTGAGGGTCGATGTTTTCTCTTGGGTTGTCATAACCTACTTCTCCTATTGTATTCTCTTTAACTTTAGGAATGCTAACTTTAAAGGGGTCATTGAATGGCATATAGTTGAGAAGTTATAGAACTATTTAAATTATCCTGATGTGACTTTCTGTGGTGTGTCGCTTCCATCATAAGGCATGAAGTAGATTAAGGCGCCAGATATCCAAATTGCACCTGAAACCATTTGGTCTTCGTTTTCGAATCTGGGAAGAATTAATCCCTGAGGTGCCAAGTTTCCTGCGTCTCCCTGTGCCATTATGCTAATAGAATTACTCTTTGTCCATTCGCCGAAACGATTGGGAGTATATCTCCTCCTGAAACATTCATTGCAGCTGCCATAGCTGCGCCACTTATAATTCCATCATAAAGAACTGTGCCTGCCATTATGCTGCGGTGTTATCTATTTTACACATAGCATCAGGGTTAGTCACCTGAATTACACCAACCTCCCATGACCTGATAGTTTTCTTAATACCTGGGTCGTTGATTACTTCTGTTGTTAATCCTTTTGCTTCTTTCCAGGTGCATGCTTCTTTGGCTATAACTACCATCGCTTCATCAGCGGTGACAGAATTAGATTTAATAATTGTAAGTCCTAAGATTCTTCCGACCATCCCGTTCTTTGTTACGTCGGATGTGAAGAACTGTCCTGCATTTCTCACGTTTGCATTTCCCATTAAGTTAGCAAAATCTTTAGGATTTAATAATAAGAATCCACTTTTGTGAGGGTCGTAATTATCTTCCTCAATTAATTTCATTGCATTTAAGATGTCTTGGATCGGGTCTCTGTTTGCAATAGTTGCGGAATCCCATTCATCACCAGCTGCGATTGTTACAGTGTTTCCAGCGAGAGTTGATATTTGGGAATATATTTCATCATCAACTGCTTTTGTAATTGCTCTGGCGATTCTTAAAAGAGTTCTTGAAATTACATCGATTTCGTTTGTTGTTTCATCTTCCCAGGAGATTACACCTTCCATTGTGTATTTTTCATGTCTCTTGGATGCTTCGTTCCAGGTTACTTCACCTGCATTGAACTCGGCTAATCTTGGTGTTCCTCTTACTGTGTTTCCAGTTCCCGATGCTGATAAGTCAGCTGCGGTTTCTATCCAGTAAGTTTCTTTCCAACTTGAAGAGGATTGTATTAAACATAATTGTTTCATTCGATAAGATTGAAGTGCGAAGCCTGTGACTATACGAGAGACATTCTCTGCCCTTAAATTTAAATCACCTGTTGTTGCGCCTGCCATTTTATCTTCTTCCTATATCTACTTGAATGGTTTCTGATGTATCGGCTGCGGCATCTTCTAATGCCATACCTACAACCATGCCGTAATTTTCTGCGGCGTCATCGTCTGCGAGTGTGATTGTGTTTGCTCCAGATAATACTACCATTTCGCCTGCTGAAATTGCTGCGTTACCATCTACAACTGCTAAATCGAAAATTCCATCAACTGCCAAAGCGATTTCTGTTGCTCCGTCACCAGATTCTTTATCTGCTGCTGCAATACCTGCGAAGAACTCTCCTTTCTTTGCGGATAATACTGCTGTTTTTGGGTCTTGAATGGCACATAGAGTTCCTTTAGAAATATTTACTCCATCAACAGCTGTGAATTGTCTGTTGATTTTAGGGTTCTCTACAATAACTGCTTCATTTGCCATACGATTGTAATGTTTAAGATATATTTAAAGGTTCTTATTTTTTCTCAATTCTTTTAAGCATTGGGTTTCTTTTATTTGTCCATTCGTTTCCTATATCAAAACCTTTTATTTTGTCCCATCCCCACCCAATTACAAATGTTCCTACGAGATAAATTAGTGAAAATAAGGGTATTAGTTCTTTTCTCTCTCGCACATCTAATCCTAAGAAATATAGCCCAGCAGTTACGTAAACTCCTATTTTACCTGAATTTATTATAAAATCTATTTGTCCCCTTCCTGCGCCGATGTAATTCTGTGCGGTTATCCACCAATTTAGTAATTTCTTTTTTCTAAGGATTTCTTCATATTTCATTTATAACACATCATTTTCCAGAGATTCTCTGCTCTGAGCATTTCTCTTTCTATCCATGACTGCATTCCCTCTATATAGAGATAACCGAAATAAGCTGTTACCATTATTACGATTATCAATATTACGAGGATTAGATCTGTTCTATTCCATTCTCCCATTTGTCTTGCTTCACCCCTATCCCTGTGACGTTTACGCCTTGTTTATGTCTGTCATACCACTCGTATCCTTTCTCTTGAATTAATGGTGGAATTTCTTTCAGTCCTAATGCTTTTCTCATTGCCCATACATATTTGTCGTATGATGGATTCCAGCTTTTTTCTGGTTTAATCATATTCATAACTTTATTCAGTTCTGGTTCTGGAAATACAACTTCATAGAGACGGACTGGTCGCATAGATAATTGCCAATAGGACATCATCTTCTGTCCTTTGGCTACTTCACCATGCATTTTTCCATATTCATATTGGAGAGGAGTAGAAAGCATTAAGTTTTCCCATTTGTCTAATTGGGGGGTTATACCCCTCGCGGCGATATAGAGATGCATTTTAATTTACGTTCTCGTTAAATCCTGCTGCGTTCATTATGGTTTTAACTGCATTGTCACTTTCTTCTTTTGCCTTATCCACGACTGGTGCGGGTGTTCCTGCTTGGGATTGACCCGATAGAAGGTTTTCAGTTTTCAATCTTGCCATCTCTCCCATGAGTTTTCGAGTTTCCTCGTTTGCTTTTTGGATTTCTCCTAAGACTTTTTGTGCTTGTTCCAAATTGGAAATAGATTCAGCGGGAGTTTCCTCCGCGCCTTCATTCTGACCTGCATCGTCAGATGTTTCACCTTCAGGTTTTTCCTGTGGTGTTTCTGGTGTTGTTTCATTAGTTGGCATGTTGCCACCCCCTTATATTATTTTTTAAGTATGATATCTCGGTCTATGGTTATTCCCACGGATGCGGCTATAACCCCAATAACTGTAGTTAGTAAGATTCCGTTTATGCCTTTCATTAATGCTATGCTCTCTAAGAAAGTTATACACAGAATTCCTACTATGATAACTCGGATGTCGATTTTTTTTTTCATTCTTCTACTGGTGTTCCTCCTAAAAATTCTATGTTTCTATTTATAGCTCTAAAATTAGCATCTATGCCTTCTAAGACAGAATTTCTATATATTCTAATAGCTGGATTGAGTATAGTTGATTGAACTATTTTATCTCTTGCAATTTCGGCAGTTGCTTTTTCTTCTAATATTATTCTTAATGCTGTTTCTTGGTCTGTTAGTCCGTTTCTAACATCAAATAATTGGTCTCTTGTTCTTCTTTCTGCTTGACCTATTATGTTATCCATTCCGAACCATGCAATCATTGTGTCTATTTCTATTGCTGACCTTATTATACTTGCTGCTGTTAATCCAGTTCCTATCCCAATAATAAGTCTTTTTGGTGTTACAGAATTTACAAAACTTCTTCTTCCGCCTGAACCTAATTGTGTTAATGCTTGAGTTACTTTTTTATCTATTGCTCTTTTCATTAATGGTTTTGGATTTCTTTTAAAAAGTCTTCCTATTTTCAAAGCTCCTTCTTGTAATCTATTTATTTCTGCAGTTACTTTTGTTCTTTCTGCACGATTTATTAATGTTTGAAGTTTTGGAATTCCTGTTGTTTTTGCTGCTCCTAATAATCCTGTTGTTGGAGTTGCACTTAATCCTAATCCTACAAATTCTTCTTGTGTTAATCCTAATCCTGGGATAAATTCTGGTGCATTTTCACCTGCAAATTCTAATGCTTCGCTTAATGAGAATCCTTGTTGTAGTTGTGGAATAACTCCCATTGGTCTTGGTGCTTGTTCTTCCACTTGACTTGGTGCTAACTTCTGTTTTTTTTCTTGTGCTAATAATTCTGTAGCTTCTCTTTGTTTACCTTCTCTTATAAGTCTTAATTGTTCTTCTCTACTTCCTTTTACTTCTCCTTGTTTTGTTAATTCTTTTCCTTGAGTTTGTAAAGCTCTTACTCGTCTTCCACCCCTTGAAATTCCTCCACGAGTTCCTATTAATCCTTCTTTAATAGGAATTTGCTTTGGTTGGTCTTTTTTACCTCCAACTGTTCCTTTTCCTGTTACCGTTTTTCCTGATTGTGGGTCTACGGTTTTTCCATCTCTAAAGACTTTTGGTTTTTTTTCTTTTCTTTTTTTAGACTTCTGTGTTGCTGCCATTTAATTCCACCCCCTGAACTGTTGTATCTTCTGGAGTTGCAGCTTGAGTTGTTTCCGCTTTCTTTTGGTCTGATAGAAGTTCATTTTCTAATGACGCTGGAAATTCTAATTCTATTTTTAATCCTACTTGGATATCTAATTGTTCTTCTATATAGAGTTGGTCTTCTTCTATGGTTTGTTGGAATGCGAGATAGAGAATCTTTGCTGTTGCTTCTGTAATTTCCTGACTACCACCTACGATGATTTGGGGAACGCCAGCAGCTTGAAAGAAGTATTGATTTAGCTGCTGTATCCATGGGAGTGGATTAAGTGTTGCATTTGTGGGAACGCTGACCACCTCATGCTCCACTGCGCCCAATGGGATGAAAATGTTTTCTCCTTTATTAGTCGCTTGGTCTGCTTTGGCTTTGAACTCTGCAATCTTTTTTGTGTCGTCTGTATCGAGTTGCCATTTGATAATCGGTTTTACGTGACGATGCATGAGTTGTCTCATGTCTGCCATGGCTTCATTTCTGGCGAGAATTATATCCACTAATCCTAATCCAGTTGTGCTGCTATCAATTAAAGAGATCCCATGCACTTCGTCAGCGGTTCTATTTCTGGAGAGGTGAAATATACTTTCCTTTGTGAATTCTGTAGTTATAGAAGTTTCTTTTGTTTTTGTTGTTTGTTCATATCTCTTAATTAATCCTTTTCTATTAACTATGATTTTTATTGTTCCCGGGTCTATTGGTTTGAGATTTACAAAATTATCATCTTTATCTCTAATAATTTCAGCGAAAGAATCTCCGCCAATATTCATAGTTCTAATTAAATTCTCTAATATTGTGTTAAAAGTATCTTTACCAAAACCTATAATAGAATCTAAAATGAATTTTGTTTGTGGGTCTGTTTCGAATCCTTTTCCAATAGTCCATCGGGCTTTGGCATCGATAACTGCTCTTAATTCTGGGATAGTTTTGTAGTAACCATATTGTTGAGACCAGAGAGTGTTCATATATTCTGTTTCGGGTTGGTCGTTTGCTGCTTCGGTTTCCACTGGAGCGACAGAGAAATCTGTAACTGTGTTGGTCATGTCTCCAATTTCCGTTGATGTTATGTTGGTTTCT